CGGCTTTCATCTAGAAAACGGTTAAGAGAGCTGTTAAAGTCAAGCATAGCTGCATTCCTTATTATCCTCCGTATGGATGCTACAGGTCAAGTCGTGTTGATACACACCTCTTGTAAAGCAGATGATGTTTATATGCGTAATCATCGAAAGCGCAAGGAGTAGGATATGAATACTCATAGCTTTGACACTATGAGGAGGTTTAGTCTCCGTCTACTAACCTCTAGAAGTCTGAGTCGATCTGGGTGATGACGTAATGTCCAGGCCAGCTGAGCATATCTCTCAGGGTAATCACCCAGATTTGGAGGGTTTGAAAGGAAGCGGAAGACAGTCTTAATGGCTGTCTCCGGGATAGCTAGTCCGTTTTCCATCCATTCATGAGAACAGAATGAAATACCTTCGAGCTTCGTGTTGGACTTCACAAACTTCACACGATGCCCTAATCTTTCAAGCACTGCTTGAGCACCCTCCCAGTGCCTTTCAGTTGAGTCATCCCCCATAGCGGAGACGCCAATAGAGTCGCCCAAGGGTTCAGCTGCAATCTGTTTTCCAACTAACGAGACGATAACTCTCATACGAGAGTTACCAGGACTCGTTCCGTAGGAACCAGAGAGCTGAACTCCAAGGTTTCTCTGTGACATCATCTCACCACCAGGTACGACCAAAACAGAACAGGACACGGCGTACGCCTGCACCTGCAAGTAGTGAGCAAAACAAGAGTTTCTCTCAGCACCTGCAAGTCTACGTCGTGCTTCTGCATCCGCCCGCTGCTCCCAGTATTGAACTGACCAATCCCATCCAGAGACATCAGTCTCCATTATAGAATTAATCTTCAGTTCCTTACGAAAGTGATCAGCCATCACAAGCAACCCATCATCGTTCAGGCCAATGCCTGGTCGAGAGGGGCAGGTCGCCCAGTTCTCAATCTCAGCCTCATTTTGGCGAGAGAAAAGAAGGCGTTCCACTAATTGATCAACCAGAGAGACTCCCGAAATCAATCGGTACTTCTCTTCCAGCATCTTCTTCAGCTTGTGGGGTTCAACTTTAATAAAGATCCGAACAGGATCACGAACTCCCTCCTGAACTAGCTCTTCAGCTGTCATGGAGAAAACCCGTTCACCGAGCTCAACAATCTTCAATAGGCGTTCAGCAACACACTCTAAGATAAACTCACTATGAGCTTCTAGGACAGTTTGATTATCATGTCCGAGCTGCATATATGGTATTCCTGGAGTAGCATCGCTCTTCACCTTATCCAATATCCGTAATTCTTTGAGTTCCAATACAAGCGTCTCTTTAGAAGCTATTTCTAACCCCTTAAAGACGCGATCAAGATGTCCGTTGCAAATTGTGGGAATTTCCGTATGAGGGTACTCACCACTATTTACAATAAGATCGATTGCTCTTTCAATGAACTTTGGATCTGGTTCAACTGCGCTGATATGGCCTTCAGCGTGTCGTCGCAAACTGGCTTCAACGGCACGACGGTCGGTTGGAGGCCAGAACCACTCTGAAAGCTCAGGGATTTCTTTGACTTCCTCTTCCGTCGGCCGGCGCCGGTTTTGACAACCACCGTTGGCGTAGTGGGAGTAACGTCCAACTGACTCAAGTCGGATGCCTCCCGCGAAGCTGGATGTTTCGCTGTGCCATTGGTATTGCCCGAGGCGACTGGGAGTGGGACTTGACCAGTCGTGACTTTTCCCGACTCCCAAATGATGTCCTCCGAAAAGTCCATTTCATCTGTAAAGTCTTCGTCAGCCCACGACTTCTGTGGTCCAGTCCACTCACCTTTAATCTCCTCAAGGGCATATGAGCCTTTGGCAGTGTGCATTGTTCGTTCAGTTCCTCCGATTCTTGCCCAATGTTGTTTGTAACCTTCTGCTGGTGAATCCATTTTCCAGAAAGCTCTTTCTTTCGTAGGTGATTCTTTAGATGGGATTAACCAATCCAAAGAAACTCCTAGATTACTACGAGCTGTTCCTGCAACATGGACTCCAACCACTCGACCATTAGACATAATGGGAGCTCCAGAGAAACCAGATTCGGTACTACAAGTATGCCTAAACCTAAAGTCCTCAACAGCACCATCCATGACACCTACCGTACCAACTTCACGAGCGTCTAAAACTCCATAGATACGCAAACCAGTTCCCGTCGAAGGCGTTAAACCCAACTTGGACTGTGCGATGCCCAGAATACTTCCGTAATTCTTTGGCATTTCTACAAAGGACACATCAAATGATGTCGTTCCGAGCATCTTGGTGGACCGGGGGAAAGGTAGGCTTTTGCCTCCTCGAACCAGTGTAATTTCTCCGTTGGTCTTACGAAGTGTTTCCAAAACATGTGTGGCCGTAACCAGTGCATCAAAGCCCTGAATTGTGATCCGGAATGCCATACCAACCAATTCTTGGCCAACATAAAAACACAACTGGTGAGCCGGAATCGGCTCATTGAGAATGAGAGATCCAGGGATTCTCGACTCAAGAACAGGCTTTTCAGCGTTCAACACAGCGTATTCAGGTCGATCCATAAAACAGCGATATGTTACTCCGTGGATTAGACAAGACAAATAATGTCGTCCATCCGCGTTCATATTCAGCGTTCCATTGACGTCTACCACTTCCTTGCGATGTTCCACAACTGATCTCTTCAACGACCAGTAGTGGTACAAACGTGCAGGGAGGTGTAGAAACCAGACAAAAGATGTAATGAACATCTCAGCGAACACGTACATAATATACAGTACAGTTAGTACAGCAACAAACTTGGAAATGTCCCAGGCGGCCTTTTGAAG